CTCGATACAACATCAAGAAGTGGGAGACACCGAACGGAACAAAGATTACAAGGGTTGACAAGACCGAGGACAAAATCATCAAGACGAAAATCTTCGATGAGGACAGATTCGCAAAGGAACATCCAGAACTGTACAAGGAATACATCATTGAAGACCAAGTGGTCAAAAAAGGTAAGGCAGGATATGTCCTTATCACAACGAGATGAGTATGACGGTTACTTGTGCCATCTGTGGAACTAAGAAAGAGGTAACCTATTCAAAAGGTTACATCTGGAAGAGGAACAGTAAATGGTACTGTGGGGAGACCTGCTACAACAATTCTTTCGTGGTCAAGAGAGGTAGACCTAAGATACCTTACACAAGAGGTAAAAAGAGCGTTTATAGAGGGATTGAATTCGACTCAAAGGAAGAGATGGATAGATACATTTTCCTTGAGAGAATGCTCCAAAATGGCTCTATAAGGGAATTGCTTCCTAACGAGGACAATCCAAAGAAGAAGAAGTATATGATTGTCCAATCGAACAAGCTACATCATGTTAGACCTCAGTACTACACACCAGACTTTGAGTACATACTACCAGATGGAACTTGGGTTGTAGAGGACTACAAAGGTGGCGGCCCCATCAGTAGAGACTACCCATCAAAGAGGTCAACGTTCATCAATATCCAATCGCAAGACTACGAAGACAAAGACCACAAGTTCCGTTTCGTAGAATCACGATGGGATAGGCAAACGAAAACATACAAGGAGAAGATATTCTAATGGGATACATTAAGATGTTTAGACAACTTGTCAATTGGAGATGGTTCAGAAATCCACCTACTCTGGTAGTGTTCATCTACTGTCTACTGATGGCAAATTGGCAGGACGGAGAGTTTGAAAATGTTGATATTCCAAGAGGTTCGTTCGCTTCTTCAATCAACCGAATTTCACTCGATACAGGGTTATCTGTACGGAATGTTAGAACGGCATTGAAGCATCTAAAATCGACAAACGAACTGACAATCGCAACATCTTCAAAATATACGATTATCACTGTCAATAATTACGATAAGTACCAAGTTGATGACAGACACGAAGACAAGAATATGTCTAATAAATGCCAATCAACCGATAGGTCAACTGAATTTCAAGAGACAACAATAGAAGAATATAAAGAAAATAAGAAGATAAATAATAATAAATCTACAAGTAGATTTATTGTACCAACTGTCGAAGAAGTGAGTGCTTATGTCACCGAAAAAGGTATGACAATCGATCCGCAAAAGTTCCATGACTACTACTCTTCAAATGGTTGGATTGTAGGAAAGAGCAAGATGAAAGATTGGAAAGCCGCTTGTAGAACTTGGCAATCCAATGACTCCAAGCGTAAGCCAAAGACAACATACAAGGATAGAAAGTTTGAGTATACAGAGCAACCTGCCACACAGGAGAACTTAGAGGAATCTAAGCTCCTTGCCGAACTGTATGCAAACAGGGTGAAGAATCGTGGATAGACTAAGCATCTTCGACTTTATGTATCCTACTTTCAAGATTGATAAACCAATTAGGTTGATTGAACTGTTCGCAGGTTATGGTTCAACGGCACTTGCTTGGAAGTATCTTGGGGTTCAGTTTGAACATTGGAAAATTTGCGAATGGGCAACGAAATCAATACAAGCATACAAGGACATCCACTTTACTGACGAAGACATCGAATGCAATCTGTCAAAGGAACAACTGATTGATTACCTAACGCAAAAAGGAATCAGTTCAAACTACAACGAACCGATGGCAAGAGAACAGATATCAAGACTTGGATACGAAAAACTTAGTACCATCTGGAAGAACATCCAGATTACTCACAACTTGGTGAACATCAAACAAGCAAAAGGATGTGACTTTGAAATTTGCAATACCGACAAGTACACATACATCATGAGCTACAGTTTCCCTTGCCAAGATTTGAGCCTCGCAGGACTCCGTAAAGGAATAAAAGTTGGAACACGAAGTGGAATGCTTTTCGAGGTAGAACGCATCTTAGATGAACTAAAAACGGCTCACACGCTACCTACAGTATTGCTGATGGAGAATGTTCCTCAAGTTCACGGAGCAGGTAACGAAGAAGCGTTCAGAAATTGGATGTTGAAGTTGGAATCGTTGGGATACTCTAACTATTGGAAAGACTTGATTGCTACCGATTACGGAATCCCACAAACGAGAAACCGAACATTCATGGTTAGCATACTTGGTGAGTACAACTACAGTTTTCCAACTCCTGTTTCTTTGAAGATTAGATTAAAGGATATGCTTGAGGATAATGTTGATGAGAAGTACTACCTGTCTGATGAAATGTTGAGCAGGATTTCAAAATGGAACTCACACCAAAATCCTTTGGATGGGGTTCTAGGAATGGAAAGTGTAAGCCTAACAATTACCACAAGGGTGGCAGAATCTATTGATGGTGGAATGAACGCATCAATGAAACTTGTAAGTGATGACTTTGATAACACTGAAAATATAAGAAAACAAATTAATGTGTGTTTAAATGATAGCAATTTGAAGATTAACGCTATAAAGGTTATTGCGAACTATTCACCAAGCGAACACGAAGCAAGTAGAATCATCGACAGTGATTACGCATCACCGACAGTAAAAGGGAATCACGGAACAGTAAATGAAATCATTGAGAAAAGGTTAGATGAAACTTTATCGTCAAACAAACCGATAGAGGATACAGGATTCATAGATTTGTATAGTAGGTCAATAAAGGAAGACGGAACATCTGGATGTGTCACAACAAGGGTTTCTCAAGGTGGTAACTTGTTCGTTTGGAAAAAGGAAGTTGTAAGAGTTGGTGGATTGTATGACAAAGATGGAGAAACACATCAAGCAGGTAGTTTCTATGACCCAAAAGGAATGTGTCCAACAATCGATACATCTTCTGGTGGATATAGACAACCTATGGTTATCGGTGGAGTTGGAGATATGAAGTCGAACAGTGGAACACAGTATTACCTACAGGACAGAATATACGATGGTGATGTAGCAAACACAGTGAATACCTGTGCGAATCCGTACTATGTTGAAACTGTAGTTGTTAGGGATAACGGAAGAACGATAGACCATCAAATTGATAACGCACAGACCATACTTGCAAGAGATTGGAAAGGTATGAACACATACGGAAGCAATGGTGTTGTGGAGTATGGAAGTAAACTTAGAATCAGGAAGTTAACTCCACGCACTTGCTTCAGATTGATGGGAGTTCATGACGATGACTTCGACAAATGTGCAAGGAATCAAAGTGATTCAAGCCTATATCATCTGGCAGGTGACTCTATCGTTGTCAATGTGTTGATGGCTATTTACAAACAAATGTTATAAGGAGAAACAAAATGAATAAAGTTGAATTGAGTGGTAGAACCACAAAAGATGTAGAAATTAGAAAGACCACTTCTGGCATATCAGTTGCAAGATTCACTCTTGCCGTTGAGCGTAGTGAGAATGGTAAGTCAGTTGACTATATCAGTTGTATTGCTTGGAGAGGCTTGGCGGATCAATTGGCTAACTGTAGCAAGGGAACTATGGTATCAGTTGTCGGTAGGATCCAAACAGGTTCGTATGATAAGAACGGACAAAGAGTTTTTACAACCGATGTGGTTTGCGAAAATGTAAATGTAGATAACGGATACGAAAACGAGCAAGAAGAACAGGAAGAACTTCCTTTCTAACGATGGAATACAGTTTTAGAAAACAATGTGGTGAATGTGAACTGTTTGATTTGGATATGAGGAAAAGGGCTATGGGTTGGTGTTTGGCATTCAAGGACACCAAGTATCTTGTTAATAACAATCCAAGACCATACAGAAGATTCACTAAGTCACATTACAGTCGCGAAAAATTCAAGGAGAGAAAAAAAGATGGCTTACAAGAAAATTGAAAAAGTCGAAATCAATATCGACAAATTAGATGAGATTATTCGTTCAAATGGTATGGGATATCCAGAAGTTAGCGTGGCAATCGGTCATTCTGTAACATACATAAAGTCAATGCTCAATCAAGGATATAAATTACCTGTTAACAAGGTTAAGTTGATTGCCGACTACATCAAATGCGATGTAGATGACATCACTGTAAATGAAGAATCAAAGGAAGAATCAAAGGAAGAACCAAAGGAAGAACCAAAGGAAGAACCAAAGGAAGAACCAAAGGAAGAACAAATCGTTCTTGATATTCCAACTGAATACGATAACGGTTTTGCTGATGGTAAGTTGGAAGGACTTGACGAGGGTTTTGAAGAGGGAAGAAATGACGGACACATAAAGGGATATAACGAGGGTTACAAGGATGTATTGATGAAATACAACAAAATCCTTTCAGTTTTAGAAAAGTTCTTGAGTGCCGTTGATGAGATGACGGAAATCTGTAGTCAAGGACATCAAGGTGGATACGATGAGAAAACCGATGAAGATTAGCGTTTACCTAGATGGAAAGTTGGTTGACATCACCGAGATTAGCGTTCTGGCGGAAAAACTAAATACATCGAGAGTTACAGTGCTAACTCATGTTAGAAACGGAGAGAAGTTGAAAGGCTTGATGTTAGTTCCAGATAGACCTCTACAACGCAAATGCGAGTACACAGTAATCGATACCTGTACGAATGAGCAATGGGATTGGATGAAGAGAAGTGACCTTGCTGATGAGTTAGAAATCAGTGAGAAGTACCTTTATGAGCGTAGTCGCAATGGTGGTCTTGTACAGAATCGGTACAAGGTCATCAAGAGGGCAAAGGCATATGATTAGCTACGATAAGTTCAAGAAAGGTATTCTTGGTTGTCATGAGGTAACATTCCCAAAGAAAACTGTTCAAATTGGACAGGTTGAGGATTACATTCTCAAGATTCAAAAGGAGTTTCCAAAAGACCATTTTGAAATATCAAGCACGAATACCTTATGGAAAGTGAAACACTATGGGAGATATTGGATAGATGATTAGCATTACCAACGAACAGGTAGTTGGTCTTGAAACGGCTCTTAGGGGGATGCGTAATCCACTTGAGAGTTGGGACAAGAGTGACTCATACACATTAAACGATGATGTGGTAATCGGTGAAAAAGACCACGATTTAGCAATGAGGTTGTCGGCGGCAGGTCGAGACCATCGCAAGTACCTACGGATGATTATTGTATATGCCGACATCAAAGCAGGTCAAACTTGGTGGTCTGAGTTCGATACATACAAGGTAGGTACAGTTCGTAACAGTTGTTCCAAGATGCACAAGATACACGCACACGAATTCGTTCCGTATGACTTCGATACCGAGGGAATCGACCGAGTAGGTGGTTATGTAAGAGGTACATTCGACAATGTAATCACTACTCTTGAGTTCATGAGATGCGAGTACAATCGCACACAGGACAGTGACATCTGGAGAGCAATGATTGAGTTGCTACCTATGGGATACCATTTGAAATCTACAGTTATGTTGAACTATGAGGTGTTATCTAACATCTATGGTTCAAGAAAGAATCATAAGTTGCAAGAATGGAGAGAGTTCTGTTCTTGGGTGGAATCACTACCATACAGTGAACTAATTACAAAGGAGAAAAAATATGTACAAGTTAAGTAAGAGCAAGTTTGAAAAAGCGTTCAATGAAATTCTGGTTTGGTGGAATACTCAATGCTCAGATGAAGAAAAGGACAAGTTGCACAAACAGTTCCAAGAATCATTCAAGGATGCATTCATCAGTTATGCTTGTGGTAGCAAAATGCTTACAATTGAGGGATTAGTTATTGACCGTCTGTTCCTTTGCGAAAAACAGGATATCGATGGATGCATTGAGATGTTGAAGTGCTTCGATGTCGAGGTGGTAGATGATGGTGAGTAACGAAGAGGTTATGACATCGGCATATATCAACGCTTTGGAAGACGCATTGGAAAATGCGTGTGAACTGTTGTCTAATCACTACTACAAAGCAGGTGAGGTTAGGAATGGTTGGGATGCTAACAAGTGGAGAGAGGAACTGATGCATGTTAAAAAATAGGTTGAACTACATCCTCTACATTGTTGATTTGTTAAATGTTCTTGAGACTTTCGATGTCAGATTGTTTGATGAGTTTATGATTGACCACAAGTCAATGTATCAACCAGAAATGTACCAACGAATCATTGAACAGGATGACAGTTTCAAATTGGGTATGATGGCTAAGATGACTCTACAGTTCGATGAAGCCGATGAGGATACAAGAAAAAAGGCAATGTCAATCCTCGATGAGTTAGGTTGGGATTACGATATCTGGAATCGTGGAGACCTAAACTGATGAGACCACAAAAATACGAATACCGAGCAATCAACCACGAACTAAAGGTACGGACAAAGTGGTTGAAATACACCGATATGGCAATCAAATTGGAACAGTTGACAGGTGAATTCATAGATGCGAGTAATGTTGCTTCGTACTCAAAGCGTGGGTACAGGTTCAAAGGGTGGAATATAGAAGAAAGGGTAATCGATGTTAGATGCAAAAAAGGTGAAAGTAGGACAGTTGAAAAGGGAACTTGAATCTATTCAGTATCTGGATGTGATGATACAAGAGGTACAAGAAGAGATTGGTTACATCGACTTGATGATGGGTTCGTTGAGGTCACCTACGATGGACTCTCCACATATCGAGAACCACTCTTCAAAGGATCCGCTCCTTTCTGACATCACAAGAAAATCTAGGCTTGAGAAGAAGTTGAGGTCATACAAAAGGAAGAGGGAGAGGTTGATTGACATCATCGACTCCATAGACAACGAGATTGACCACGCTATCATCTATGACCTTTTCGTCCGTAGGTTGAACTATCAGCAAGTCGCAAACAGGAACTACTTCTCGTTAAACTACCTGTACCGAAAGGTAAACTCCATCCTTGAAAGATGCATATAAAAAAGAGGACTTATTCGTCCTCTTTTGCTTTGTCTATGGTCATTTGCATTGCTTCCTTGATTACTTCTGATTGAGCTACACCAAGTTGCTCACAAGCCTTTTTAAAGGCTTCTACGAAGTCTTTCTTGAAGTAAACTGATATAGACTTCATGTTCTCTTTTCTCCAACTGTTGACTCTATTCACGCTTGTCTCTAATCTCCTTTTCGATTTTGTCAATATCTACATAAGACATACCATACTCTCTTCTGGCTATGAATTCAAGACTTGTCAACCATCCGTTCTCATATGCTCCCTTGTCAGAAAGCAAATATCTAATGTATGCGTCCTGCAGGTATTGAACCAATGTTTCCTTTGTCATTTCTACTCTCCTTTCAGTTCGTAGTAGTATGGGTCATAACCGTTGTATCTTAATGACTCTGATTTGTTCAAAGCATTTACCAAAGACTTGATGGTCTTTGGATTTGTAGGAATCTTTCTGTCCATTGAGTTTCCTACCATAAGCGTATAACCAAATGCTCTTGTCAACCACTCAAGAGTTCCTGTCAGCTCACTTGAGTAATCGTGATGGTGACCTTTCCAAGTCACTGTATACTGTTTCTTCATATCTATTCTCCTTTCACCTGTTTGCTTACATAATCACAAAAGTAAATGATTAATGTATCTCTAATTCCCATATTGTATAGAAGTTTGGTAAGGAATAAATATTCTGAATTCTTTAACAAATGCTTGAATGAACATTTTCCATTAATAACGCAATCTGAATATACAAGGTACAATCTTTCCAGAATCAAATGAATTGTGTTGTCATAGTATCCAAAGTTGTAGAAAGCAATTAGAGGTTCGCACAACTCCCTCTCATATTGGAATACATCATCTTCAAACTTTTCGATGCATTCAAATGTTGATTGATATGTAGCAAGTGACTTCATATCGTGTGGGTTTGAAAGGTAGTCTATGAATGACATTTTCAAACTGTGTAATAACATATGTTCCATATTTTCTCCTTGTGCCATCTGGCATATCTGACCTCGTCAGTTAGAGTCTAACTCTAAGACCATCCCAAGCATTGCTTGGTAGGTTTCGGTCTTTGTTACCAAGTCTTAGATAGTGTGTGAGCGGATCCCACATAAACCTTGTCTACTTTGTATGTAGCGTGTCTAAGAGTTCTTCTGGCTTCTACGCTTTCATCGAACTTGATACGCTTTCCTTTGTTGAATTGGTCGATGTCATTGGTCTTTACCATCTAGGTAACCTCTACGAATCTTAATCTACCGAACCTGTTCACAGGTCTTCTGGCAATCACTGTTCTCATGTAGTACTTCATTAATTGTTCTCCTCTTTTTCTACCATCACGCTTTTTAGAGACTTTGGACTCTCGACCAGATGGTCGGTGCGTTTATAGATGGAGTCGATTGCTCGACCACTTTTAGATTGCTACATACAAATGTAGATAGCGTTTGTTCGTGATGTGATTGCATATAGTTTACCTGTGCGGAACCCTCTGACGATTGCTCCTGTCATTCCGTATGTTCCTTGCGAGTAGGATACAGTATCGAAGCCACCCTCTTCACTTCTCAGTGAGTTTAGTTCATCGCAACCGAGGTAAGTAATATCGGTTACTCCCCAACTGTTAGCAAACTCTCTGATGTCTCTCAATGTTGTCTTCATCCGGACGCTCCTTTCTAATATCTAAAGAAGTCTTCAAGAACTTCTCTTTCAAAATCGTTTGGATAGTAGGTACAAGCGTTAGCCAGAGCCATTCGATATGTGTCGAATCCAAACGGAACTTCCAATCCGTCAACATATACTCGATGGTATGATGTTCGGTCGTTCGGGTCTCTTCTATCGATGTCTACATAATTTTCGTATCCGTCCTCATCGTAGAATGTCATGTCACTGTGTGATGGGTGGAAGTGACCAATAGCAAGTTTGTCTTCATCCTCGTCAATCATACAGATGATAGGTTCTACTTCTGTGTTGTTTGAGTTTTCTTTCCACTCCTCGTATGTAGAGTATGTTAACTTGAAGTTTAGTAGTGACTCGATTACCGATTCCCTATCGTCATACTTACAATCGATGTAAAATTTTTTAATCATTTTCTTCTCCTCATCCAATATATGGGTATCTGAACTCATCAGTGGTAGCATGACTACCAGACCATCAAGGTTGTTTCCAACCTTTAGGTTTCGTTCTATTCCATTGCTGATTCCAGATAATCGATGATGTCTTGGATGTCATCTTCCAAATTGTTCTCATGTGCGTTATCCAGATTGTCGATTGCTTCTTCCATCTTTTCTCCTTTCTCTGAGTACTGTAGGTTTTCTGGCAAGTTGTCGTATGCTTCCTGTTCCTCGTCCTTAATACTGTCGATTTCCCAATTTGCTTCACTGATAATGTCTTGAGCTTTGTAAAGAATATCGATAACCTGTTGAATACTCTTTCTTCTTTGTGCGTTCATTTTTCTCTCTCCTTAGCCTTCTGGCTTTACTGATTTGGTCTCATCAGTGGTGACCTAATCACCAGACCGTCTGGGGATTGCTCCCCATAGGTTTCGACCTTTAGAATTCCATCAATGGCTTTAACTCTCCTGTGTACAAGTTCACCTTGTGACCAGATAGATAGATTGATTTCATATCATGGTAAGTAAACTTTGGTGCGTATTCCTTTAGGAAAGCTGAGATGTGAGTTGCCGTAGTTCTACTGTATGTACCTGTGCATTCAATCCATCCGTCACAATCAATATCAATTACGATTGTTCTATACGATTGAAGTTGGATTGAACCGTCTGGTGTAGTGTTTGAACAACAAGTCCCGTTAGGGCAATACTTCAGAGGTTTACCTCTAAGTTCACATGTCTCGTAATAGTAACCATTTGCATAAGTCTTTGTTCTCATTTTTTTCTCCTCTACCACGCTTGTGGGAATCTGATGGACTCATCAGTTAGGTAATCAACCTAAGACCATCAAGGTTGTTTCCAACCTTTAGGTTTCGTCCTGTTACTTGACTACGAATATGTATGCGTTTGGTTGGTCACATCCGTTGATGACTTGTACTACCTTTCTGTTTCTAAGTTTCTTAGTTCTTCCTGTTAGTAGCTGCTCAACTGTGATAGACTCTTTCAAGATGTTTCCTATAATGTCATCTACTCCAACATAGGTTTTAGGTGAAAGACCTGCATATCTAACTTCGTTTTCTAATGTAATCATTTGTTTTCTCCTTGTGCTTTAGCACTCTCTACTCTCACCTTTTTCACTGACTTGAGACAGTCCTCGGTAGGTTTATAGAGAAGAGAAGTAATCAGTTTTCAAAGAACTCTTCACCCAACTTATTTCATCTGGGACACCCATAATATATCGTACTCCGTGGTATATGTCAACAAGAAATTTTCAAATTTGTTAATCGAGTTTTCGTTTGTGTAATTTCAACATCGAAAAATGGAGTGTGAATCTATCGATACGCATATGTAAATTGATGGTGCAAAAGGGACAGTAAATATGGGATGGGTAAATTTAACCACGCAATCTGGTGTAGTTTGGTAGCGTAGAAAAGTAGGTGGTACGATGTGGTGTGAAGAGTGTGGCAACATGATGTTGATTGACAGGGTGTTGCTTAGACAGGGAGAGAGCGTTTATAGATGTGTAAAGTGTGACCATATGGTCAACGCTTTTTGGGAGCAAGATGGGAAAGGAGATGATACGCTATATGATGCCGAGAAGATTTACGAACGAAGACGAGCTTTTAGAGGAGTTCGATAGATATAGGGTGTATTGTGCCGAGAATCAACGCTTGATGAATGTGAGTGGCTTCTGTGCGTTCGTTAGGTTCACTCGCCAAAAATTCTATGAGTACAAGAATAGACCAGAATTCAGTGATGTGATGGACTACATCGAGTCAGTGCTTGAGGATGGAGCGTTGAACCATCGTTCTGACAAGATTGGTATCTTCTATCTTAAAAATAAGTTTGGATATGCCGAACAGGTAGTTCAAAAGACCTTTACCAAGACCATCGAAGAGGTATTGGACGAGGTCGATGGTATCGACATGTAGTGCATGAAGAAAGTCACTGTAAAGGGGTATATAGAGTCATTCTTGAGGATTAGAACTAAGGATGGCAACATATCACCACTGATACTGAACGAGCCACAACAAGCCTATTATCAAGCCGTACGGAAAGCAAAGACCGAGGGAAAGCCTATGAGGTTTATCATCCTCAAGGCTCGTCAGATGGGGTTCAGTACGCTCACCGAAGCGTTGATATTCACCTTTGTTATGTGGACGAAGAATACAAAGGCATTGATAGTTGCACACGATATGGAGTCATCGAATAACATCTTCTCTATGAGTAGGATGTTCTATGACTACTTGCCGAACGAAATCAAGCCGATGGTCAAACTGTCCAACGCAAAGGAATTAGTGTTTGAGAACCCATCCAAGAGTGAGGAAGAGAGGAAACTGAACCAAGGACTCCGTAGTCAGATAAGAGTAGCAACGGCAGGGAGTGAGAGCGTAGGACGAGGTAACACATTCAACTATGTACATATCAGCGAGTACGCTTTCTGGACAGGTAGGAAAGAGGACACATTGGTAGGTATCCTACAAGCCGTACCTAACACCCCAGACTCATTGGTAGTGATAGAGAGTACGGCATATGGATTCGACCATTTCAAGAAGTTATGGGATGATGCCGTAAATGGGGCGAGTGGGTTCACTCCTTTATTCTTTGCGTGGTGGCAAATGGAAACCTATAGGATGACCTATGACGGAACACCACTGACCAAAGAAGAGGAGAAGATGAAGCAAGACTTCAACTTGGACAATGACCAAATACAGTGGAGAAGATGGTGCATAAGGACGAACTGTGGTAACGATATAAACAAGTTCAGACAAGAGTACCCAAGCACCCCACAGGAAGCGTTCATTATGAGTGGTAGACCTGTGTTCGACAGTGAGAGAATCCTTGCCAGAATCAGTGAGATTAGCCTTAGGGAGTATGAGAAGATTAGGTTCGACTATACATACTCAAACGAGCAAATCAGAGGGTTTGAGGTAGTGGACGGAGATGTGGTCAAGGTATACAAGAGACCGATTGATGGACACCCATATGTACTGAGTATGGACACGGCAGGAGAGGGAAGCGACTTCTTTGCGTGTCATGTCTTGGACAACACAAGTGGAGAACAGGTAGCCGTACTACACTACGCTGGTTCAAACGAGATAGAGGTAACGAGACAGGTGTACTGTCTTGGAAAGTGGTACAACGATGCCTTGATAGGAGTCGAGGTGAACTTTGGTACATATCCAATCTTGGAACTACAGAGATTGGGATATACGAATCAGTACCGAAGAGAAAAGGTAGATACATTGAGAGAGGGAACAGTATCTAAGTTTGGTTGGAGAACAACGAGTGTGACGAGACCAAACATGATAGCCGAGCTCAAGGATGTATTGGACAAGGAGATAGGACTTATCAACGATGTAGGAACATTGAACGAGTGCTTGATGTTCCAGAAGAACGATGACGGAAGACCAGAGGCAATACAAGGGGAACACGATGACCTTGTGATGTCGCTTGCTATAGCGTATATGATTAGAGGTCAGCAATCGTTCGTAGTAGAGCAGGTAATTGAGGAAGACGATGAAGAGGAAACGAATGACGGATATGAGAGTTTCCTAAGATTCGGTAGGAGGTAGGCAATGGAAGTATTGTGTGTTGCGTTGGTATCGGCATTCTGTGGATTCTTGTTGGGAGTGTCCGTAGTGGTGAATAAGAGGGAAGCAACCGAAGATGTCAACGAGGAAGAAACGATTGACGAAGAGGATATGCTTGTACAGTTGAGTGAAATCATGGAGTACCAACCGAGAAGAAGGAGAGTAAGAAATGGAAGATAGAAACGCAAATTCGATATGGAGAAAGTACACGAACGCAATCGAGTACAACTTGAATATCGACCTATATGAGACAGTAAAGGAGAACGAGAACTTCTACATTGGAAAACAGTGGGAAGGAGTCAATGCTCCAGACTTGGACAAACCTGTATTCAACTTCATCAAGCGTGTAGTTGGGTACTTCATCAGTATGATTTGTAGTGATGACATTTCCATCTCCATCAATCCGTTCTATGAGAGTGACGAGATGACATCGTACTGTGAGTTCTTCGTATCCGAGGTAGAAGCCTTGATTGAGAAGAAGAAAGTCATGGTAAGACTAAGAGAAGCCGTCCGTGATTGTGCCGTTGACGGAGATACGGCAATGTATGTATGGTTCGACCCTAACTACGAAACTCATCAAGCCGTAGAGGGAATCATCAATGTAGAGAATGTGGACAACACGAACATCCTGTTCGGTAATCCATACGATATGGAAGTGGATGGGCAACCATTCATCATCATCCAACAAAGACGATTCACCGAGTCTCTGAGAAAAGAAGCAAAGGACATCTACGGACTAAGTGATGACGAAGTGAAGAAGATTATGCCAGACCAAGACGAATCGAGAGGATACAGTGAGACACACAACGATTCAAACAAGCTGACAACTGTTCTCTACTACTTCTTCAAGGAGAAAGGTACAGTACACTACACTGTTTCCACTAAAGATGTAATGTTAGTTGAGGATGTAGACTTGGAAATCACACGATATCCTGTGTCATATATGACTTGGGAAAAGGTAAAGAATTCATACCACGGACAAGCGTGTATCACAGGTATCATTCCTAACCAAATCTATGTGAACAAACTGTTCGCAATGTGTATGTTGTATACGCAAAGAATGGGATTCCCATGGACAGTATTCGACAACACGAAAATCAATGTTCTTTCCAACCAAATCGGTAGGGCATTCGGTACGAATCCAGACATCGCAAACAAACTGATTGACTTCTACAAAGCCCCAGACTTCTCAAGCCAAATCATGAATCTTATCGAAGCCGTGATTTCATACACAAGAGACTTCTTAGGTGCAAACGATGCTTCGTTGGGTAATGTAAAGCCAGATAACACATCAGCCATCATCGCATTACAGGAAGCGTCACAGATTCCCTTGAGACAACAACAGAACGCATACTACCAATTCGTTGAGGATACGATCCGCAATATGATTGATATGATGTGTGCTACATACGGAACTAGAACAGTTCGTATGAAGACGGACGATGGATATGTATACCAAGACATCGACTTCTCCAAAATGAAAGGAGTCAACTACTCCATCAATATCGATATCGGCTCAAGTAGTCCATATGACGAACAAGCAAGAATCACAACGCTTGGAAACCTTTGGGATAGAAAAATCATTACCGATGCGTTGACATTCGTAGATGCGATTCCAGACAAGACGTTGCCAAAGAAAGACGAAATCATGGCAAAACTGATGGAACAACAACAGATGCAAATCGCACAGATGGAAATGGAAGCCGAATTGCAGGAAACACAATCACAGGCACAGGGAATCATCGATAGAGGACTCAACTTGCAACAACAAAACGAGAGAATGCTAACGATGGATGACCAAGTCGCACAGGCAAACAACAGAGTTGACAAGCTACACAACAAAATGAAGAAATAGACCACTTGACAGTGGTCTTTTATGTTTGGAAGTGGGGAGATACCACGGAAAAGCACCAAAAAATGTGCCAACCATAGCACACGAAAGGAGTTTTATGAACGCTGAAGATAACCAAATCGAAAGCACAACTGAGGTAGAAATGCCAGAATCCTTATTTGGAGACGAGGAAACCGTTGATGAGAAACCAACTGAGACGGAAACTGAGACAACAAATACTGAGAAAGAAGAGACAAAGGATGATAAGCCAACTGAAGAGCAAATCGAGAAATTCACTCTGAAGTACAATGGTGAAATCAAGGAAGTCACTAAAGAGGAAGCAATCACTCTTGCTCAGAAAGGGATGAACTATGACAAGTTGAACGAGAAGTTCAATGCGTTACAGAATTCAAGACCTATCCTTACCATCAAGAAACTGTCAGAACAGGCAGGTATGACGGAAGAGGAGTATCTTGACAATGTTGACAAGAATTTGGAGACGAATTCCATCAACAAGATTGCAGGTGAGCTACAAAAACAATATCCAAATACGGAAAGAGAGGTTCTTGTAGAACTCGCAAAGACTCAGTACGCACTCGACAAGCAAAAAGCCGAGTACGAATGGGAAAACAAAGAAAGAGAGAAAGCGGAACTTGAAGCACAACTGAGAGACGATACCGACAAGATGGCCGCAGAAGCCGTTGAACAGTTCGTAAAGGAGTATCCAGATGTCGATTTGAACAAGGCATTGGATGACCCAGAACTTGTAGGGTTAATCGAAAAGGGGAAAGACCTTTTGAGTGCCTATATTACTCTTGAGAACAAGAGACTAAAGGCTCAACTTGATGCCGAGAGCAAGAACAAGTCGAACCGAGCAAAGACAACAGGTTCTATGAAAGGAGATTCCTCTAAGAAAGAGGTTGATGCATTCTTATCTGGTTTCCTCGACTAAATCTATTTAAGGAAAGGAAAACTAAATTATGGCTATTTATTTACATGAGAAATATTCAAAGGAAGTTGAACAAAAGTTTACAAGAGATTCCTTCTTGTCTGGCAAGGCTTCCACAAAGTACACATTCGAGGGTGTTAAAACTGTAAACATCCCAACCATCGTATCACAAGCGTTGAACAACTATACTCGTTCTGGTGCAAACCGTTATGGTACTCCACAAGAAGTACAAGACACAATGCAATCCTTAACAATGGCTAACGATAAAGGATTCAGTATGACAGTGGACAAAGGTAACCACACTGAACAACAAGCCATCAAGGAAGCAGGTCGAGTATTGAAAGTAGAAATGGACGAAATCGTAATTCCAGAAGTAGACAAGAACGCTATCAAGCAATGGACAAAATATGCAGGTAAGGTTGTTAAGGAAGCTGCCGCTTTGGATAAGACAAATGTACTTGCTAAGTTGTTGGCGGCAAGAACATACTTGGTAAACAACAAGGTTAAATTGGACAATGTTTATGTTGGTGTTTCTTCCACAGTTTACGCATTGTTGCTACAAACAACTGAATTCGTAAGTGCTGACAAATTGAACACTGATGTATTGAGCAATGGTGTAGTCGGTAAGGTTTACAACATGATTGTTGTAGAAATCCCAGATGACTACTTCCCTTCAAATATGAACTTCATCGTATGGAAGAAAGATGCCGTATTGATGCCTAAGAAGATTTGGGATACAAAGGTTCATATGGATCCGCCGGGATTGTCTGGTCACTTGTTAGAAGGTCGCTTCATCTACGATGCATTCGTAATCGGTGAAAAGGCTTGTGGTGTATATGTAAGTGCTACAAACAGTGCTACAAAGTGTGCTACTCCTACTAACAATTCTGGCACATTGGCTTGTTCCACATCTGGTGCAACAATTATGTACACATTGGATGGTACAGACCCTCGTTACTCCACATCCGCTAAGGCATACACAAGCCAATTGTCTTCCACAACAGGTTTGAAAGCCGTTGCGTTCAAAGACGGTGCATTCACATCCGACATCTTAGCATTATAAAATCTAATAAGGCATGGGGTATTCTCATGCCTTTCTTTTTTTAGAAAGGAGTGTAACAAATGATTGATGAATACGAAAGGGAGATTACAGTAGACGAACTGTATGCCCACACTCTTAACATCATGTTTGAGAAACCGAATAGCAAGGACTACGATGCCTACTATATCGGCAACATCAACCTGTTGCTTGGTGAATGTTTCGATGTCAACAACTCGTTGCGTATCCAACACGGAAAGGAAGCACTTGAGTTCATTCCGTTCGTTACGAATGGTAGTGATGTGATTCCTTACGAATACCACTTGACGAGAGAGGTTCTACCTGTTGGATTGGCCGCTAAGTTCTTCATCGATGATGACCTACAAAAATATGGAATCTTCGACACATTGTACAAGAACTTGAAGAACAGATACGAAAGAACGATTCCAAAGGATGTAGAGGAATACTATGGCTAAAGAACTTGCTACACCAAACTATTCATCAACGCAATACAGGAACTTCAATGTAGAATACGCAGGTACAGGTGGTCTCAAAATCCGTGACCTTGAATATAATGTAGACCCATCCCAATCACCAGATATGGTGAATATGATTGTCCGTAACGGAGTGTTCGGCAAGAGACGAGGTGGAACTCATATCGATATGGGAATCGAGTTCGACAGTATCTTGTCTATGGATGACTATGGTTCCGCATTAATCGTACAGGCAACTAAGAATAATGTGTGTTCATTGTACAAGGTTACCGATACAACCTATTCAAAACTGATTGACTTGAGTTCTTCTGATAGAGGTAGTTACTGTAAGTACAACAGAATGATTTACTTTATGAACGGAACTGACTTCATCCAATACGATGGAACAACGGCATCAGTTGTTAAGAACAGTGCGTATGCTCCAGACATCGTAATCAACAGAAGTGCGGGTCCAAAGACAAGTGACACATACAATGTAGGTGACTTGGTAGAAGACTACAACCGATTGGGAGCAGGATATAAATGCACATTCGATGGTGACGGAACTCACAATGACTTCTGGCTAATCCAAGAGAACAACGATTCCACAACTCCACTTGTAGAGGTAGGAGTCAACGATGACTATGTGATGGTCGAAACGCTTGACGGAACAACGGCACATCAGTTCACATATGACAAGGATTTGGGAAAGGTATGCATCCAACCAATTCCTGTGTCTGGTACGAACAATGTTGTTATCACGGCATACAAGACGGACGAGTCATATGTAGAGACGATTACCAAATGCAAGTATATGTACGCATATGGTGGTGACAACTCAAACTTCCTGTTCGTAGGTGGAAACGGAAACGGAAAGATTTACTATTCGTCTACGCTCGATGCATCATACTTCCCAGAATCAAACTATATGACGATTGCGAGAGGCACTGATGACATCACAGGTTTCTGTGAGCAATCTGGTATGCTATGCATCTTCACGAACGATAGACTTGTAGGAACATACTACACATACGATTCAGAGAAGTCATACTACACAACATCAACTGTAAACGATGATGTGGGATGCGATTGCCCAAACACGATTCAGTTCATCGACAACCGAGTTACTTGGCTCAATTCCAAGTACGGAGTATGTTGCCTTGCCAACACGAATGTCCGTGGTGAGAAGAATGTCTACCGACTATCACGGAACATCGATTCTGGCTTGAAGAAAGGCTTACTGAACGAGGAAAACATCAAGAACGCATTCTCTATCAACCATGACGGAAAGTATTGGATATTGCTTAATAACAAGGCATATGTGTGGGATTACGAATCTGGATACATCGTTACGAAGATTAACTACGATGATGACAAGATGGCAAGGAAACTTTCTTGGTACAAGATGGAATACCCAACGAGCAAGTCAATTGGTTCGGCATCTTGCATCGGCAACGATATGTACTATTCGTATGGTGGGAAAATCATCAAGCAGGACGATAGCTTGTCAGACGATGGTGAAACTATCCACGCACGATACAAGACGATGATGAACGATTTCGACTACATCGACTACTTGAAGAACATCAAGAAGATGTTCGTATCCGTTAGAGGTGATACTCCGTCACAAATCAAGATTACATACTACACTGACGAAGAACCAGATGGTGTACAGGATGAGGATGACATCATCGTTCCGTCAAAGATTTGGAATGGATTCAGTTGGAAGACATTTGGCTATTCCAAGATAAATTGGGAGAAGTCATTCGCACGGAATGTATCCATCAAGAAAGTATTCGTGTTCGGTGTACTGTTCACGAATGACGAGAACTACAAGGATATGTCAATCAGTAGTATCAAGTTCTACTACTTGGCATCTAAGAAAGTGAGGTAGAAATGCAACAATTTAATTTCAATCCTACAACAGGATTCAACAATACAACGAGTTTCCCAGACCCTGCCGATGAGACGGAGACAAGGGAACAGTTACAAAGATTACATGACCAGACAAGAGACTTCATCAACAACTATATCGTTGTCGCATTGAACAATCTTGGTAGTCCAATCAAATCAGAAGACATCAAGAGAATGCGTGTGTCAAGAGACGAGTCTGGTTTAATCGTTCAATACTCTTTGGAGACAAGTGGTAACCAATGGTACACAATCTCTGGTGGCTCTGGTGGTGGTGGAACACAACTACCAAGTGGCGGAACCATGAATTATGTTCTCGCAAAAAGAAGTGGAGAAGACTACGCATACAAATATGTGGATGTGAACACGCTTATCACAGGTGTAAACGCTATGGCTGTTACCCAAATTGATGCCAGAAGATTCATTTCTCTTTCACAACTTAACGCTCTATTTGAAAATCCAAGTGGAACGGCATTACGCACATACACAAAGGGTGAGACGGACGATTTGATTGACGAAGTTGCCGAGAGCGTATCCGAGTTGCAAAGTGGAAAACAGGATGCAATCGCAAGTGGAACATCGTTGCCAACCGAAGTGGTTGACGGACAAATCTTCCTGCTATATACGGAGTAGCCTATGGCATCAGTATTACTAAATACATCGTCATATACAACCATTGCATCCAAGACATCAACTGTAGCTTCTAAATCTACAACTCTATATATTCAAGGATTAATCACAGGACAGGACGAGGATACAGGAAGAACAACAGTTTCAATTCGTTTGAGAATCAAAACATCAAGTGGTACATTCACATCAAGTGATAACACATCCACATTGAGCGTATCACCATCAAGTGCAAAGGTTTCTGGTAGTACGGCAACAAAGTCATACAACATTGGTACTGTTAGCACTACAACAAAGACGATTGCAACTTGGACGGCATTGGTATTCCAACACGATGATGATGGAGTCATGCCTACGATTACTGTCAGTGACACATCCAATGTGTATGGTAGTACGAACATCACAGTAAGCGGCTCGTTCACAGTTCCAGATATCGAGATGTCAACTATGAACATTGCCGTAGGTGGTGTGATGAAAAAGGCTACACCATACATCGGTATAGGTGGTGTATGGAAGAAATGCAAAGCGTATATCGGCAATGGTGAACAATGGAAGAAGGGGAAATAGAAATGGACAAGAATAAAACATATATTAGTTCTGGAACAACGAGTCCGTTAGACAGAGGTGGAAATGCCGTTGATTCTTACAAGGCTCAATATTCAAGATTGAAATCAAGCAACTCAATTTCAGACAAAAGAAATTCTCAAAAAGTAAAATCTATGTCTACAAGCAAACTGAGTTCACCAACAAATAAGATTGAGCAATTGAAGAGTGCATTTTCTAAGAATGTAAGAAATGTTGGTGCTACATCAACAAGAAGAAAGGGGTAAGAAATGGCTGAAAAAGGAAACTACAGTTATGGTGGAAACAGACCAAGACAAACATATGTAGGTCAAGAGTATGACAACGATAGAAAGTTAGGTACGAACTATCGTAACGATGTTGTAAACAGTAGATATCGCAATGGAACTCTTACCAACCAAAACACAGGAAACGGAAATGGCAACGGCAACGGAAATGGAAATGGTGGTTCTGGCAAGGTATCTCCTAACTACGCAAGAATGTTGGCGGCATACCAAAGGGCGTACAAAGCTCAAAGAAACTCAGCATTGTCGAGTGCAAAGGCTACTGTTCAAAACCTGTTGAACACATACCAAACCAACCTAAACACTCTTAACCAGAATAGAGAATCCAACACGAACCAAAGTGAATTGGATAGATACAAGGCTATGAAGTCATTGCGTGAGAACCAAGCAAACAGAGGTGCGTTGGACTCTGGTGCAGGTAGACAGGAAGTACTAAACCAAAGCAATCAGTATTCAAAGGCATTGCAATCCATCAACCAAGACTACAACAACAACTTGACGAGTCTTAACAACGGATTGTCTGGAGACATCAACGATACAGTTAACAACTACCAAAGCCAAGTTGCCGATATGAACAGTGGCATGATGTCACAGTTAGCCGATGCATATGGAAATGGATACAACGGAAAGAAGAAATACACGATTGGTGATGGTGGCATCAACGATTATGTGGCAAGTCTAAGAAGTCAATATGAGAAGTAGAAATACTTCTTTTTTTAGTCGAAAGGAGTAAATATGGCATCTTATAATGACCAAAAAATGAGAGAACGGTTAGAAGCCAATATCAACAACAAAGACCGAGAAGAAAGAGCAAAGAGAGTCAACGCTAACGAGAAGACCAAGCGTGAGAAGAAAAAGAAGAGGGAAGAACTTGGTGATGTCAGTGCCGATTCCTATACAGGTAGAAAGAATACCAATACGCAACAGTTGGACAACTACAACAAGCGTAAGGAAGAACGAGACGAAGAGATCCGCATAAAGTCAGAGAACAAGGCAAAGGAACTCAAGGCTCAATCAGTAAACGGCAAGAACGAATACAGTAGTTCATACGATTCAAACCGAGGAATGACGGAGAACGAAATCAACGAGTTCAACTCAAACAAGGGAATGAATCCTCTCCTTGTTCCATTGAAGCAAAAGCGTGAACAACAAATAGCAACGGAGAGTGCCAACTACAATGTTGCCAAGCAAGACCAGACATACGCAACATTCATCAACGAGATTGCGAGTGGTGACGATGCAAGAGTTACGAACGCATTGAACAATTGGGACAATGTGTACAACTACTACAGTGACCAATTAAGAGGACTTCGTGAAAAAGCTGGTGCAGGTGGTGTTGGTCAACTATCAGCCGATGACAACGAACTACGAAAGAGATTGAACTACATCCTAACCGACTTGGAACAATATCGTCCTACAGGTGAGTCTTCATTCGATGAGATTGGTAGACAGTTGGCAACGATGAGTGGTGTAACGAACATCCTTGCAGGTGGTGTCAACTTGGCAAACCAAGTAGTAAACACAACTCTTGGAATCGAGGGTGAATATACCGATGACTTCACATTGATGACGATGAGAAACCAATACTACAACCAGAACGCATCTCAAGGTGTGTACAACCGTTTGCTTGAATCTTCTGGTGACGAGAATGTTGCTAAGATTGGTCAGACAATCTTCGATGCAGGTGTATCGTCAATCGAGAACATCGAGAGAGCCGTGGTATTTGGACCCGCCGCAGGTCTATACCTTATGGGTGTAGGTGTAGCAGGTCAAGAAGTAGTAAACCTAAAACAACAATATCCAGATATGAGCAACCAAGAGGTACTCGCACGAAGCATCAAGTCTGGTGCTGTAGAAATCATTACCGAACAAATCAATGACTATATCGTTGGTGGAATGAGCAATGCTTTGGGAATCGATGGCAAAGCATTGAGTACAGGTAAGTATGGTACTCTTAGCCGTATCGCAAAGGCATTAGAGGGTGGAACATACAGAACAGGTAAGCAATTACTTGCCGAGATTGGTAAGAGTTCGTTTGAAGAAGGTATCGAAGAAGTCGAATCGTATGTACTCAACAATGTAATCGACCAAATGGTATTCGGTGACGATGTCCAATGGAGCATGACGGAAGCACTTGACAGTTTCATTGGTGGTGCTTTGAGTGGTGCTATGATGAGCGGTCCATCTACACTGATTGGTAACTCCAAGTTCAAGAAGTACGCATTGAGCATCAAGGACAACAAGGTCGCACAGGATATGTTCAGTAACAGTTTAGGTGTTCAAATTGCTACGCATACTGACGAACAGTGGGTAAAAGAATTTGGTGCTTGTATCGATGTATTGCAAGACAAACTTGGTGACGATTTCTACAAGCTAAGCACTCCACAGTTGATGGATAAATTGGGAGAATACAAGGAAGATGTATTCAAGGACATCAAGAAGATTGAACTTTCCCAAGAGGAAATCGAACTTTCCAAGAACTTGGTATCTACTGACGGAATCACGGCTGAGACATCCAAGCAACAAGTAAAGGACAGATTGGACTTCGATTCTAAGAAGTACGGAATTGACCCTAACTTGACAAAGGCGGCAAAGAGTTTCGTTGACAAGTACGGAATCAACATCGCATTCGATGACACAATCAGTGGAAATGGTCTTACTAAGTCAGACGGAACAATCGTAGTGAATCCTAACTCTGATGTGGCACTGTCAAGAGTATTGTTCAACCACGAATCAATGCACACTATTGCCGACACAGTTGGATACCAAAAGATGTTTGAAGCGTTGAGAAACGAAGTCAAGTACGCAAAGGTATACAACGAGAAGACAGGTCAACTTGAGGATGTAAAGTGGACAGACCTTGAGAAGTTCTACAAGAAGAAATACTACCGATTCATCTTCGATGAGGTTACCGAAAGAGAGATGAAGAAAGGCAAGAACCAGAACGAAGCACATAGGGTTGCCGAGACGGAAGCAAACAAATATATCAAGGCACACTTGGTAGAGGAAACAGTTGCCAACACGATGATGCAATCCAACATCATGAACTCTCGATTCATCAACAAACTGACAGGTGGAGACGAAACGAAACTTGGCAAACTGAAGAACTCTTTTGCCGATATGAGTGAATCCTTGAACCTGTATATGCAGGGAAAGAGTGGACTTGACCAAGAAATCAAGAAAGGTCGAAAGGCAATCGAGGAAGCATACGAACAGTATTCCAAAGGAGAGTTCAGAAAGAACGCTAAGACAAAGACCGATGACAACAAGTACGCAATCAAGATTTCTAACAATGAACTTGCGAACGGAGATGGAACGGCAATCTTCATCAAGAATACGGACAACGCTAACTACATTGACATGATTTTCAACGGAGACAAGACCGAAGAAACAAGAAGCACAAGGTCATTGGATGAGTTTATTGGTAAACCATATGAAGTCACTGACGGAAAATATGTATATGGAACTGTTACATTTGGAGAGCCAAGATGGATTTCTTCTGACGAATTCCACAACGAAGAAAACCAACAAAAGCATAGAGTTCCTGTTGGAGACAAGTACGATTCAAACAATAAAGGTAAGTGGTCATATCCAATCGAATCCTATGAAAGATACGAATCACCTAAGAAACTGTCAAATGATAAAAACTACAACTATTCATACCAAGCAAGAGAAACAAGATACGATGTCAATACATCAGACAGTGAACTTTCTGACTACAACGAAGAATCATCAATGGATTATGAAGCAAGGTACTCAATAAAAGTCACTGATAAAGACTTGATAAACAAACTAAACAGTGAACCTGTAATCATAACTTATAGAACAATGCAATTGATTGATGGTGGTCTTTACTCTCCTATGAATGCCGATGAAAATAGACAAGAAGGCAAGACATACAAGAGAGGAGACAAATCCAAGTTAGGATTTAGAAGTGAGCTTGGAGAATGGGAGCAATCAACAGAAGCACCAGAAAAGGCTATACTTGATAGATTCGACAAAAAAACAGGAAGAAATGTATACAAATATAAACTAAACGCAGGTGAATACGGAACATCAAAGAACAGAATTACTCCTGCGGATTACAATCCTTATATGCACTCATCCAATCTTGTTATTAATGACCAATTCACAGCGGCATATGATAGACCAAATCTCGTTGTTGTTAAATGTGCCGTTCCTGTAAGTGAGTCAGATGGGGCATATTGGGCGGAAAAGGCTACCGACCCAACAGGATGGAAAGGTTGGAAAAAAGGCATTGTTGCTACAAAAATAGCGAAACAAAAACCTGAGTTCAACAGACAGGTGTTCTTGTCAAGGTATCTCAAGCCGTTGGAAATTGTTCCAGATAGTGAAGTTGCTAAAATGTACAAAGAGTATCTTGACGGAACTGATGTAGCTATACCATACAATGTAGTTACTCCTAACCTTCTTAATGAGTTAAAGAAGATTGGAGTAAAAATAAGTGAATCGGCTTCATCTCCAACTGTAGAAAAATCTATAGTTAAAAAATCATTAAACAGTGAAATTGAAAATGGAGAAACAAGATACTCAATTCCAGATGTAGACTCTCATGGAAGAAAACTATCAAAAGGACAACAGAACTTCTTCAAAGACTCTAAAGCTATTGATGAGAACGGAAACCTTGTAGTTGTGTATCACGGAAGTAATGATTTCGGTTTCACAGTTTTCGATGGCAAGTTTAGTGATGACAATCGTAGTCTTTTCTTTACTTCTTCAAAGGGAATGGCAAACACATATGTTGGTGACGAAAATAAGATTTACAAACTTTATCTAAATCTAAAGAATCCTTATATTGTAGATGCAAACCACAGAAATTGGAACAATATAAAGACAAACAGTTCTAACGATGAATTGATAAATAAGTTCGATGAATTTGTTTGGTATATGCGTGAATATGATGAAAATATCAATAAATCAACAATTTATGAGAGTTTTGGAAATTTAGAGGAATCAATAGACTACATAAACAACGAAACTATTGAGGAAACAGGAAAACCTATTTGGAATGAAGAAGAAACAAATAAAATAAAGGAATTAGGAAGAGAAATTGATGCTACATACAGGAATTGGAATGAAGAAGACCATTTAGATGATGATGGTGATGGAATGTCGTTTGAATCGTATTTAGAAGAAAACGAAGTACAACATTACAACACAAGACAATTATCTAATTACGCTTACAAAAACGGATATGACGGAGTAATCATTAAAAATGTAAGAGACAATGGCTCATTTAGTCACAAGATAGGTAGTGTGTATGAATCTGATGTATACATCGCATTCGACTCCAATCAAGTTAAATCAGTTGACAACGAGAATCCAACCTCATCTCCAGACATCCGTTACTCAATAGATACTGACGGAGTTACAACGGCTGAAGACCAAATGGGAAGAATGGTGTTCCAAAAAGATTCAAATGGTGATGAGCGTTACAGTTATAGCACTTATTGGGAATCTGGTAGAAACGAACTCATTAAGAGTGCGGATCAACAGGTAAAGGACGGAGTAATCACAAGAGAAGAAGCCGATAGAATCATTAGAGAAATGGACAAGGCAACAAAGTTGAGTTACAAGCTAATGAACTCTCCAGATTACGATTTCTTCAGAAAGTGGTCTATCAATCCTGTGGCAAGAGACCAATTTGGAGAACCGATGCTTTCGTGGGTAAAGCCTAATGCCGAGTATCCTGCAAACCTTGATGCTTCGTATGTATGCAAGAAGAGAAGCACATACGATAGAATCATGAACAAGATGGTTAAGATGGGTATTGTTGAGTCTCTAAAATTGAATAGGTTGGCTTTGCTTGACATTAACAACATAATTAGAAAGTATGGATTAGAATCGGCTTGTGGAGTTTGTTATGTAGAAGCAAAGAGATACAACCAAACCGAGTTCACTGACAGATTCGTAAAGATGTACAACGAAATAGTCGAAAGTCTTGACCCAAACAAAAAATACCAAAGAAATCAGTTCAACTTCGGTGAAAACCAAGAAATCACAAGTGTTGAGAACGGAATCGAGACGGCAAAAGATGAAGATTTGGATTTCACATATGTTGACAGTTTGATTAACAGTGGAAAGAACACAGTTCCTGTTTTAATCGCAAGACTTCTAAAGGAAAACGCAAAGGATAGAAAGTTAGTCACAAGAGGTGACTTTATGGCTACCGATGGATTCGACACGGCTTTGAAGAACAATCCAGAGGTTCTTACTCTTTACAATAGAAAGAAAGGAACGGCTGGTCCTAAAAAAATTCACGGAGAAACACAGTATCTTCATGAAGTTCTAAGTGACCCAAATTTCAATCCAGATAAACTGTTCAAAATCGGTGGTGGAAGACTTCAATCTTTCTCCGACTATGTAGCACATCTATTTACCGACTATGCCGAAGTAATATCTGACTTTGCTATGAAGAAAGCTCCACTTCAAACATACACAAAAGAAATGCTGATGGTAATGCAATTTGGTAAGACAAAGGGCAAGGTAAATATGTCGGCTATTCCAGACTATGCCGAGGACGGAGTTGACTTTGGTCTTGACAAGGACGGAAAGTTGATTTGGAGAGACGGACAATCAATCGGTTCTACAGTTAACCAATGTACCGAGGAATACCTTAAACTTTGCTACAAGGTAATTGGAATTGATTACGATTCACTTGAAACCAAGCCAACACGAATGAATGCAAACGAGGGATTGGAACTTGCGTTCAAGGTGCAAGATACTGACGGATACACAGGAAACTGTGGTGTAATTGCTATTGGTGTCTCTGACAAGCAAATTAGACTAATGATGGACGATGCAAGATTCAAGCAAATCATTCCGTACCACAGGTCTGGAATAAATCACATTCTTGCAAATGAATTGCGTGTTGGACAGTTCAAGAACTATGAAGAGTACCAAAACACAATGATGTTGAAGAGTGGTGAGAAATGCGAAGACGATAAACAGTGGAAACTAAAAACAAAGGGGAATTGGGTTAAAGCATCAGACAAGGCGGAACCAAACTTCAACGAGTTGCTAATCAAAAACAAGGATGCCGATTTCCCACCAAGAGCGGCGGCTGATGAGTACATCCAATGGTGTAGAGACAATGGATATAGACCTAAGTTCTACCAATTTATCAACAACGAGGATGGAACTCCTAACGCAAACTACTACAAAGTTCTAACTGACTTCTGTTTGACGGATAGGGATGGAAACTACTGTCCACAAGAGAGCGTAGAATTCAATCTTCCAGAAAATAATAGTGCGTTTGGTTCTATTGAAGACCTTGTAAAGATGGCATTGGGTGAAGAGAAGAACATTCGTGATTTAGAAGACGATGTTACACCATCAATTATCCAAGATGTAATCAAAAAGTACTCAAAAGAAAGACATAGCGTTACGCTCAACGGACAACCTATCCTTGAGTACGGAATCAATGACATCGATGCTCAGTTCAACGCTTATCTACGCACGATTGGAACTGTCAAGAAGAAAAAGAAAGAGGAAGAGAAAGTTGCTAAACCTGTAGATGAATTCAAACAAGTGGATCCGCTACAAGTACAACAAACCGAAGAGGTACAACCTCAAGAGACAGTAGAACAACCTGTTGTAGAGGAAACAAATGTAGAGGAAACCAAACCAGAGCAAGTAGAGGTAGTAGTAAACGAAGACGGAACTATTACCGAAGAGAAACCTGTGAACAAGATGGAAACGCTTGAGGACAAAGCCTTGAAAGAAGCAATGGGAACAGGTGAGGTATCTGATGCAACGGTTAGGGAAATGAAAGACGAAGTCAACAATGAACTGATGACTAAGTTCAAGAACTTCACTGACATGACATTCACAGGAGACCGAGCAAGAGATGTAGAGAGATATGTTAGAGACAGTTTGAAGAAAGGCAATCTGGAAACATCACTTGCCAAGTTGATTGAGGGTTCACGGAAATCCAAGTCAGTTGGAATCACAAGAACAATCGAATCAATGGTAAAGAGCCTTGCAAACGATGAGCATGTAAGTGATGATACGATGAACAAAATCATTGGGGAATATGTAGAAAGACAACGGCACACAAGAGGTGTAAAACTATCAATTGCCGAAATCACAGAGAATGCCGAAATGCTTGTATCAGAAGCAATGTTTGAGATTATGGAAATGGCTAACCTGTACGATGAGACGAGTGATGCAATGAGAGAGTTCCACAAGAACAACATTGCCGTAGACCAATTCGTTACCAATGTAGAAGCAAAGGCAAGTTCAATGAGTGAAGAGGAAAAGGCTTCCGTCTACAACGAGAAGACACTCGACAAAGTTGAATCACAGGACGAGAGACTACAAAGAGCCGAAGCAATCAAGAAAGAAATAGAAAAGATTGACAACGAGTTGGTGTCAATTCGTAAACAAGCACAAAGCAAAAACAGACCTTTCAATGATGAAGAAATCGAAATGGTATTACTTTTAGAAGACGAAAAAGAATCACTGTCAAAAGGTCTTACAAACTCAATCGTTGACTCAGTTGCCAAGAGAGAAACCACTACCGACCAGATGTACGAAGCAAAAGCCGAAAGAGTAGTAAACGAAAGCACTGATATCAAAGACCAAGAAGTCAAGGACGGATTGGTCGAAGATGTTGTTGCCAAGATGAAGTCTGAGGAAGCAAATGTCAAGACAGTATTGAACCATACCGACAGTACAAAGATTGACGATGAATCAATCGAGAAAGGTGAAAGTGCGATTCTCAAGGAAGCAACACGGAATGTATCACCAAAGTCATTGACAGATGAAGAAGTAAACGAAATTAGATTGACGGACTTTGATGGTTCATACCAAATTGGCAGGGAACTAACAAAGAACGATGTAGCGTTCATCGAACACGCAACAATAATTGGTTTGAATGACAAGGTAAGCCTAAACAAGACCATGGACCAGAACCGAGAGGTTATTTGTGGAAACGATGAGACGGCACATACATTGTGGAAAGCATCAATCCAAAAGCCATTGCGTGAAGCAAAGAAGACATACATGGCTGACCTACATAAATACTTCAAACGAATCGGTGACATCGTAAAGGAAACAGGCATCAAGAAAGGCACTGAGGAATCAGCTGCTGTTCAATGGCTTGGTGAGGGAACAAGAGATTGGAACGAAACGAATAGATGCATCCAAGAACTAAACAGTAAAGGTGTGTCAGAGGAACGCAAAGCCGAACTAAGAAAGACAATCGAGTCCTTGAAGTACACAGTAGAGGATGTGAAGAGAGACTTCCCTAACACTTGGCAAAACATCGTTAAGTGCGAAAAGGAATGCCGTAGTATTTACGATGAACTTTGGGAGAGAGAGAACGAGGCTCTTTCAAGAATCTATCCAAATCCAGAAATCGAGACATTGGACAAGATTAACGGATTGAAAGATTTCATAAAAACTACAAGAGGGAAACTTAAAATCGAGCAAAAGAAACTGTTCCCTAACAATAATCTTATTGAACGATACAATACGCAAATAAAGAACAAAACGAATGAATTGGAAAGTTTGGAAAAGGACTACGAATCTGGAGCATACCTTGACGGAAGAAGAGTTCCAAAGAGACAGGACTACTTCCATCACTTCCAAGAAATCGACAGAGGTGCGTTTGCATCATTGAGAAACATCGCATCCAATGACTTCAGAATCTCAAACAAACTTGCAGGTCAGACGGAATATACCGAGCCTAAGTCAAAGTGGTTTGGATTCATGAGACAACGCAAGGGTGGTGACTACACGGCTGATGCTATCGGTGGTATCGAGAGATATATTCCTAATGCATCCTATGTAATCAACATCGACCCATATGTCGCACATATGCGTGGATTGATTTGTGGTCTTAGAAACGCTTCTGGAGTCAATGACAACGGATTGTCCAACACGATTGACTTCCTTGTACAGTACACTAACAACCTCGCAGGTAAGTCCAATACGCTTGACAGAGCCGTATTCAGAACATTGATTGATAGGAACTCATATCAATATCTGAAGTGGATAAACGCAAGAGTAAAAGCCAATGTGGTAATGGGTAACATCTCAAGTGCTATTTCTCAGTTCTACAACCTACCAAATGCAGTTGCATTGATTCAAAGCCCAAAGGCTTGGAAAGATGGTATGGCACTGTATGTAGACTATGTTAAGAACCAAGACGGAAACGCAAGGAAAATAATGAACAACTCAGTATTCCTTGCCGAGAGATATCTCGACTACTTGACTCCATACGGATTGAACGAGGACTCAAAGGTCAAGGAAGTAGCAAACTTCATCCTTACATTCGGTGACGAGGTAGTAGCAAGACAGACTTGGTTTGCCGCTTACTCACAAGCCGTTCAACTTGGCAAGAGTGAACAAGAGTGCTACGAATATGCCGACACGATGACCAACAAAGCCATTGCAGGTAGAGGTATCGGTGAAATCCCATTGAACCAACAATCTGAAATCATCAAACTGTTTGCTCCGTTCCAAGTGGAAGTCAACAACCAATGGCAACTTACAAAACAACTACATTCTCAAATGTCTACAAAAGGAAAGCGTAAAGATGGATTTGTTGGATTGTTAGCAATGGCTGTAATGACATTCTTGATGAACAAGATTAGACAACAAATCGATGGAAGAGAAACAGGAGTTGACCTCATCGATGCATTCTTCGATGGAATGGACGGACGAGACGAAAACGATAGTGAATTCAAGCAAGGTCTTGGTGTAGTTGGTAGAATGGCAGGAGAAATGGTATCCAATGTACCGGGGGCAACATCATTAGCTCCAATTGTATTTGGTACATCATCAGAAAAGATTTTCGGTGATGCCGACCCAACTCGATACGGAACAGGAAATGTCGGTCTAAACGCTATCTTCAAGCCACTTGGACAGTTGTTCAATGGTGAGAATGTGGATATCCAAGAGTCACTTCTAAGCATCCTACCATCTTATGGTGGTAAGCAATTGGATAGAAGCATTTCATACTTGCAAGACTTGGGAGTATTGCCAGAACTTACTGTCAATGCAAACGATTTGAATTGGGGTAATTGGAAAGCGTTGGACGGAAATGTATCTGGTGGATACAGTGGTGACCGATTGAAATACTCGTTGACCAATCAAGTAGAGGGAGACGATGCGTTGTTGGATGTATTGGACATCGCAAAGGGAACACTGTTCGGTTCTTCATCTACAAGAGGTTACGAAAAGTATGAAGCAAACGGATTCAACAGGTTGACATCTGACGAGACGGATACATACAAGAAACTGTATCACGCAGGTATGACAACTGATGATGCATACGATACTATCCGCTCACTAAAGTCCATCAATGGAATCAAAAAGAATGACGGAACTAATCAATCATTCACAAATAGTAAACAGTGGAAGTTGAAAGTAGAGATTGAGTCTATGGACATTCCAAGAAACCAAAAGGACATCCTATTGGACTTGTATGTAACGAGCAAAGATGTAAGGAAACTTACAGTTGCTGAGTGCAAGGAAAAGATTAGGGATGCCGAACTAAAAGCAAAAACGAATAAGAAATAAGGGATAAGATTACACTTATCCCTTTCTCTATTATTAAGTAAAGGAGAAACTGAAATGAACTTTAATTTATTAATTCAATTTGTAGTAGTTGCGTTGGCACTATCCGTTGCTACAAGATATGTCAGTGAGGGATTAATCAACGCTTGGGGAATCGAATTCGTATGGATGAAGAGATTGCTCGTCCTATGCGTGAATGCGTTCTTCTGTTGGTGGTGGATGTTCACACAGGCAACAATCCAATACACATACATCGACTACGCATTGGTATTGCTTTGCGTATGTAGTGGAACTGAAGCATTGCACAATATCATCAACACGCTAAAGGATGTACAATCCGAGTTCCAAGAGTATGACATCGATGAACCAGATGATGTACAATCTGACGAAGATGAAGAAATCCGCCCAGAGGGAACTGATGGTGAATAATATGAAACCGTTGTTCCCTTGTTATGACGGTTGGGGTAGTCAAGGATACCATAGTGGACACAGGGCAATCGACATTGGTTGGCTATCTAAATATTCGTCAAACGGAAAGACAAAGGTTTACGCTTGTTTGGATGGAAAAGTAATCCAAGCAGGAAAGATTACTGAGAGAGTGAATGGAAAAGTTGTGCATCCAATCGTTGTTGTACTACAACACGAATACAACGGTTACAGATACTTCACACGATATTGGCATCTTGACAAGGTCAAGGTAAAAAAGGGTGACAGTGTAGTTCGTGGAATGGTCATTGGAATCCGTGGTTCTACAGGATGGTCTGGGGGAGTTCATCTACACTTTGAAGTCTTGAAAGTCAAGTCTGGTACTAAGTATTCAAAATGCACAGGGAAGAATTGGTTCAAGTACAACATCAATCCATTGAACTTTGTATACTTGGATGACAAGTACAATCACTTCTCACAAAAAGGAAATTTCAAAGTAAGAAAGGAATAGGTATGGACTCAATCACATTTAGTCTTGGTCAGATTGTATCTTTGGCAGGTGGAGTAACGGCAATCATTACTTGCTACAAACTACTGTCAAAGCCTTACGCTGACATCAAGGAGCGTGTAGAAAAGATGGAAAAGAAAATTGATAGCCACGAACAGTTGTTCGCAAGAGACAAGGCACATCTTGACAAGATTGACGAGTTGCTTGACGAAACAAAGCAATCGAATCAACTTACCCAGAAGATGTTGTTCTTGATTCTGAACCACTCGATTGATGGAAACGGAGTGAGTGAGATGAAGAAACTTAGAGATAGTTTAGTAGAGGATCCGCACTTTTTAAAATGATAGGAGAGACATTCCCATATGAACCAAATCATTCGTAATCTTATTTATATGAAAGGCACTACCGAGCAATGTGAGTTTATGGCTAAGAAAGGTGGAATGAACGAAGAGGAAAAAAGATTGTTCTTCCTAATCCACGATGGTCGCAACGAACTCTACATACAGGAAGAGATGGGATTGTCTCGCAAGTCATATGAAAGAATAGAAGAATCGGTAAGACAGAAACTACTGATTGCCGTGTTTGAGTGCATCAATATACATATGGAACACAGTAGGTTTTAAAAGTCATACCATACTGATAATATAATTGCGTACTTGCAATTACTGTATGCATGACGAAGTCTCCTTGGTTTTTGTACCACTGTAAAAGGTGGTACTTTTTTTGTACAGTTTAAACAGACATAATATTTGATAATTTGGTTACAAGAAAGGGAGCGTTTGCTCCCTTTTTTTGTTTAGTGTAACAAAAGTGTAACAGTTTTTTAAGAAGTGGTAGAAATAGCGTTTTATTAGGTCTAAAAAGACTATTTATGGAAGTAATAATCAGTAAAAATCGTTTTAGATAGAGCAACTAACTCTACGAACAGTACGATAAACATTGACTTTTTTGAGTGTGGTGTAACAAAAGTGAAACTATTTCTCGTCAAATACATCAATCATACGCTTTTGAGGGTTTCCTATTGGGTGTCCGTAGACATTGTAAATCATCTCAACCGAGTGACCTGTTCTCTCTGAAATCTCAACAGGTGTGAATCCCATCGAAATCAAGTTCGATACATGGGTGTGTCTTAACGAATGCAAGTTGTGTGGCTCGATTCCAAGCGTTCTACAACGCATTGAGTACATCCTCTGATACTGTTTAGGGGTTTTGTCGAATAGTCTTCCTAAAGGTCTAAAAATGCCTTGCTTGTTTAGATGCCCAAGATACTGATTGACGGCATCGTGTACCTTTTTTGGAACATAAACATCTCTTGGCTTTCCGTTCTTCGTGTATGGCTTTATTGATCCGCTCGATGATTCAAGAATCCTGTCTATGTGGTACACATCTTGCATCAGTTCATCGTAGCTCATAGGAAGAACCTCGCATTCTCTTGCACCTGTGAAGTAAAGTACGATTACGAACGCTCTTAGTTCATCGTTGCATCCGTCACCTATAATAGATTTGAATTGACCATCGGTGATTGTCTTTTCTTTTTGTTTCTCGATGACCTTTCTCTTTGCTATCTTGCAATCAAGTTCCTTTTCTATGTAGCCACGATTCCTTGCAAACCTCATGATTGAGAAGAACAATACCTGCGTGTTTACTATCGTCTTGTTAGCGTACATTGAATCGAGCAATGACGATTGCCATCTCTCGACCATACGCTCGTTGATAGCGGCAACCAACACTCCAGAAAAGGACTTCATCTTAGTTCCTATTATATTCCTATAGGATACAATCGTTGAATCACTTGCGTGTACCGACTTTGACTCGATGAACAGTTCGCACAACTCATCGAAACTGATTGACTTGTAAGAACCGAATCGTGCAAGGAACAGTTCCTCTTCCTTTTTTGCTTCCCTCTTGGTCTTCCATTTGCTCGATTGTACTTTCTTCTGATGAACCTTTCCACGCTCATCGGTATAACGGACGGAGAAGTACAGGATTCCGTCCTTGGTTCTACCTACGCTCATTGTCTTTGAATGTGTCGATGATTCTCTCGACTTGGTTCAGTTCACTGAATGTCAGTTCGTAAAGTTTGCTTACGATTCTTGCCATACGCTCATCGTGTAGAGGTCTTTCGTCCTCTGTCCATCCCATAAGCCACGCAGGTGATGTCTTCAATGCGTTAGCCAACTTGATAACTACATTTGATGTAACCTCTCTTCCATTCTCAATCAAAGAAATAGAACAGTTGTTCTTGTATCCCATTTGGTCAGCAAGGTCTCTTTGTGTCATCCCTAACTCTTTTCTTCTTAATTTAACTTTTCTTCCAATCTCACTCATAATGTCATCTCCTTGTATATATATTTTACCACATTATAGTATGATGCGACATTTTATTTACAAAATTGTAAAAACTTATTGACAGTGATGGAAATTTGACTATCATTATAGGTGTATTTCAAATTTGAAAAATATTTCAAATACGAAATCATGAAAGGAGAAGAAGTATGGTAGATTGCAATGCACTTTCCAAGAAAGTCAAGGAATCTGGAATCTCAAAGGTGTTCATCGCATCAAAACTTGGAGTTACCCGTCAGACAGTAGACAATATGCTCAAAGGTAAGGCAAGAATCGATGGTGATGCCATAATGAAGTTCAAGAATGTTCTTCACTTGACTACGCAGGAAGCCGTGGAAATTTTTTTTAAGGAGTAGATATTACAAAAATGAAAAACGGATTTATAAAAACGAAAGACATTATGGAAATCTTTGGTTGCTCTAAATCTAAGGCTAACTCAATAAAGAAAAGAGTACAGGAAGAAACACTAAGGAGAGGGTACATCGTAGACAACAACCGAACCTGTCTGGGATGGTTGACATATGAGATGTACGGAATCAAGAGAAAAGGAGATTGAAATGGATACATTGGAATTCATTGGAACATTGTTGTTCCTAATTCTGTTAGTTGCATCAAGCATCGCATTCGGTGTCATCGGAACAAGTTTGATTTACGAAAAGGACATCAAGGAACTGCAAGACGAAATCAAGCAATTGAAGTATGACCAATCATTCAAGATGGTCAGTTTGAAAGGAGATAAGTAATGGCAAATATTTTTGAGAAGATGAGTTCAGTTACAAGTGAACTATCGAGAGTGGCTAAGAACCTTGAGGTTGGGTTCGGTCAAAGCAAGTACAAGGCAACAGGTGAAGCCGATATTTTGGCCGCTATCAAACCTCTTGAAGCAAAGTACAAGATTTATTCATATCCTGTCCATAGAGCAATCATCGAGACAGGTGAGTTGGAAACGAAGAATGGTGGTAAGAACCTATTCTTGCGGATCGAAACAACATACCGATTCATCAATATCGAGAAACCAGATGAGTACATCGACATCATCAGTTATGGTGACGGAGTTGACTCTCAAGACAAGTCGGTTGGTAAGGCAATGACATATTCTGACAAGTACGCATTGATGAAGGCATACAAGATTATCACAGGAGATGACCCAGACCAACACGCAAGTGAGGAGACGGCATCAGTAAAGAAGAAAGAAGTCCAAAACAAGCCATCACAAAAGGCAAGATTGATTGCGTTGTGTAAGGAAAAGCAATTGGACATCAACAAGATTGCTAAAGACTTCAACTTGACATCTTCATCACCAGACGGAGATTTCGGTGTAGTCATCAGAGCATTGGGATTGGAGTAAGCTATGCAAAATGTAACGGAAGAAAGATGGAAGTACATCGGTGGTAGTGATATCCCTGCCGTAATGGGAATCAGTACATTCAAGAGTAGATTCGACTTGCTACTTGAAAAAGCACAGTTCAAGAACAACGATTTCAACGGCAACGAGTATACCGAGTACGGAAACATTATGGAAGAGAAAATCAGAGACTACATCAACTTCTACTACAAGAAGAATTTCTTGGAAGACAAGGTAATCAAGGATGACTTGAGATACCATTCTGACGGATTCGATGGGGAGACAGTTTTGGAAATCAAGACAACATCCGTCATCAACGATGATGTAAGAGAGTACAAGAGATACCTTGTACAGTTGCTATTCGGTATGCAAATGCACAATGTAAAGAAAGGTTTGTTAGCCGTATACCAAAGACCTGTTGATTTTGACACCGAGTTTACAAATTTGAATCTATATACTTACGATATTGAAATCGATGACTACAAGGATTTGCTACAGGAAATCAACGATGCCGTTGAACAGTTCCGTATCGACCTCAAGAGATTGAAAGAGAATCCAAGCCTAATCGAACAGGACTTTATGCCACCAGAGGTTGTAGAGTGTGCAAACAAGTTAGAGGTTATGGAAAGACAGTTAGAGGGATTCAAGATTATCGAGAAAGCGTATAAGCAACTCAAGTATTTCCTTTTCAAACTGATGACTCGATACAACATCAAGA